TCTGCAATGTCAAACATAATTAAAATTCAATACTAGACGACAGTTTGAGTTGGTGCATGTAGAACCAGTGTGTCTAATATCATTGGGAAATGTCACCATAGTATTAGAAACTGAGTGTTGTTTAGTGCCATCTTCAAACTTAGTATAACCATCATTGTCATTCAAATACATGATAGAAGTCTTTAAGTCTGATAGATGCTCTGCATCCTCTACATCCCTATGTAGTCCATGCTCAACAATAGTATCTGTTGCCATGACTAGGTTTGCTTTGATTTTGATTATAGCACAAGGTTGTAGTTTCTGCAATATTGGATAGATTAACTCTACCGTCTGTTTATTAGGTGTGTGGTGCTCATAGAAATAATGCACCATTTGCATGTTACGGTGGATATTATCTGGTGTATCATAATGAATCTTACCCATCCACCAAGGGATAGTATCAACCATTTTTGCGACCATCAGGTCAAATTCATCTCTAGGAAGAAAGTCCTTTTCTATCTTTAATGGTAACGACATTAGAACCTTTAGGTACAAACAACTCAGGTTTGTGTATCACGACTATATACACACCATTCCACCAATCATTCTCATCTTCTATAGTTTCAGTTAATATAATCCTCTCAAATCGTACCTCTTTATCCTTACAAAATTCTTTAGTTGTATCAACAACACCATCAAAGTTAGCATCATCAACTACTAGAATATATGTGTGCTCTGCTGCCTTATGTAAATGCTCTAAGTTAGCAAGCATAGGTTTCTTCTTATTATCTGCATCATAGAATATAACTGAGGGTCTATACTTTAAGTTAAACTCTACATCCAATAGACTCTTATCACTAACACCAACAGAACAATACTTATTAAACCATTTCTTACCATTCTCAATGAATTGTTCAAATGGATCCTCAACTTCATACTTACTTCTTATATCTTCTCGTCTTGGTCTTATCTCACCTTCACCAAAATCATCAATAGCATACGCTTTGACTGCTTGATTACCCATCAATGCAGCAAATAATGTGCTACCCATATAACAACCAACGTCAGCATATACTGTGCCAGCATCACACAAATTATTAAGTAAATGCCTTACCTTAGTTGATGATAACCCAATGACATCATAACCTTCAGGGTTGAAGTTAGATTTGTTATCAACAGCAGCATCAATAGCACGTATTGCCTTATCTACAAATGGATCCATTTTTCTATTCTGCCTCCTTAAGTGTGATTCTACCACAGACTCGCAATAGTTGCAATCCCAACAATCAAACTTGCATGTCTTTATCTTATTTCTCCATATATTAATAGGAGAATCTTTTATATCAATATCCTCCATGTATTTAACATACTCTGGATATAATATACTATCGTTATTATCCCACCTCTCAATTATATCCATAGACTCCTTCATTCTCATGAAGTTCTCTCTACCATGTAGTTTGAACACGTCAATAACATCTAGCAACTCCTCCCAGTCCTCTCTCCAAGGTGGTAAGTTTGCTTGCTTTAGTTCAAATGCAGGATCATAAGCATCCCAACGTGAGCATGATATTCTACTGATTTCACTATTAAAATATTGAGGTTTAGTCCCTTCTCTTGTTGCATTATATTGATAATGCTCTGGCATGATAGGACATCCACCCCAACAGTGTTCATTGACTAGCAATGATAACCTGATAGGATTACCTTTCTCTGCACAATATTCTTTTGCTTGCTTAATACGAACCAATGCTTCCTGGTCTCTCATTATATCTCTATCAAGATTGATATAATTGAAACCCATTGATGCTAGAGATACAATCTCATTGGGTTTAGTTACCTCCCTGAGAATCGTATTCTTTATATAAATGTCTGGAAATGCTCTCTGTATTCTACCTGTAGCAACCCATGATGTATGAGGTAAGGTAACTATATTGATACCAATATCATACAATGGTTTAAAATTTTCAATCCATATATCTAAATTCCTTTCATCAGGTCGTACCCATATATTATTAAACGTAGCAGACAATGGTATGCCTGTCTGCTCTCTTACATAAAATGCGTTACCTGCAACCTTCTTAGCATCACTTTCAGTACGAAATGTGTCACCCATTGCATCCTGCATAAAGGGTGGCATCCGACAGGTAAAATATAAATCAGTTACTAGGTGTTGATGTTTCTTTAGAAACGGAATCAGTAATTCGTCCAGAAATTCTGGATCCACCTTCGGATTGATCGGCAGACTGAAGTGCCCTGTCTGCGATATTTTGGGTTGCATAATCAGTTAAAACTCCAGATGTATCAAATAGTTGAGGTGGTTTTCCGTCCATCATTTTCGCTACTCTCTCTTCTGCTGCTTCCTTAATTCCACCTATGGATTTATTAACAGCAGTAGAATATGTCAAGGCAAGATCAACAACTGCTGCTTGATCTTCAGGATTCATTTGAAGTAATGCTTCAATATTACCTGCTTGAATTCTACCAGAAGTCATGAGATCAGTAGCAGACTGTCTTGCCATCCTAGCAATCCAATACTTCTGCTCTTCTCTTTCCTTTAATTCTTTATCTTCCAGTAATCCCTTTATATCAGTAGGGTCACCGAATTTACTCTTAATAATATTAACAAAACTTTCTATCTCTTGCTTAGATTGATTAATCTTATTAGTCCATACAGTCTTATCTACCTGTAGTAGTTGCAACTCATAAACCTTATCTTGCTTGTAAAATGGATCCTCTTCTTGCTCCATTTCATGTGTTACCCTAGCAATATCATTGAGGCATCTCTTAAATGATATTGATATTTTCTGTAGTGAATTATATCTCACCTGTATTTCCATCGCTGCCTGTTGCATTTGGCGATAAGGAGTTACATGTGAATTAATCACAAAATGCTTATTTTGGAATTCAGACTGCTCAAAAAATTGGTGGTCTGACCACTCCATTATATCTTTCGTAAACTCGTCACAATTTTCCCAAGGCGATATTTCATCTAACGCCTTCATAACTTCGTTTACATCATAATTATCAGAACTGTAATCCCCAGGTGACTTCGGAGTTTCTTGTAATGACGTTTGTTGACTCATTTTTGGTTGCCCTACTATATTCAAGTGCTTGTTGCATTGACATCTCAATACCAAACTTATCTTCTAGGAAGACATTGAGTGATTTGATGTCTGAGCAAGATTTAACCTCTTGGATTAATTCCTGTTCTTTTACGGCAAGATTAAAGAAATCTGTTTGCCACGCATTATATTTATCAACAACTTTAGCAGCAAATGCTGCGGTTGTCAACCCTCTAATAGTAGCAAGTCTATCAATTAGTTTAACTGTTGTAGAGTTATTTGCGATATATGCAGTTGATTCATCATATTGATCCTTCCAACTGGCATGTTCTAACTCACCATAGTTGGTCTTCAGTACTGTATATCTTTTCTCAAAAATTCCTTGTATTTTAAGAGTAATGATTTTCTTCATTACTTCTTCAGTCTTATCAAAGTTTGCTGTTGTTATGGTCTCCTTATGCTTGTCAGTATATAATCCTGCCTCATCTGTACCATAAACAGACTTCTCTGCCCTTACCTCACCCCAATATGTTTGTGCTGTAATAGCATCAGCAGCAGTTAGTCTTACATAACCAACTCCTTGTGGTAAATTATCCCACCTATCAGTATCTATGTGACCCCAATACAGACCCATAATAGAATCCAAACGAGTCCCCCAGGTATTCAGTATAGGATACCTTTCAAGATCAAATACGATAACGTCTCTAGTGTCTGCCATTAGTAATTAGGAATGTTTGTACCATAGTCATAGGATGCTTGCCCTGAAGTCGTTGAAGACGCAGAGGCACAGTGTGCTGAGGACATACCAGAGTGTCCCTTAGGTTCAGTGGTATTACCCATATAGTTATGACCATCATTCATGTAGTTAACTTTGAATGTCTGGTTATTCTGGTTACCATTGTAGTTACCTAAACAATAACCTTTTCTCATACCCATTTGGAAATTTTCTTCACCCATGTTACCAAAGTTAAGACCGTGTACCTGAGTACCAGTACGGTCATCAACCTTTTGGTTACCATTTTGGTTGTTGTTTCCAGTACCAACATACATGTGCCCTAGCATAGTTGGAAGAATCTTCTTCCATCCATCACCACCAGGTCCATGATTCCACATGGTATAAGATTCGGTCTTCCACTCAAATCCTCTTCGGGTACCCGACCTCTTAATCCACCCATGAGTTCTTCCATGACCACCCCATGTAGGGTCATCACCACCATCAGGGTAATCATTAGGGAAACCAGATGTCCTCATAGTTTCAGTCTTCAAGTTGAAAACGTCAGTCCTTGAGTTACCACCACAATGCAAGAATGAATTACCACCTGCAAATTCGTGGTCTTGACAGGATCCCATTGATCCTCTGTTAACAGTCATATCCCACTGGTTAAGGTGTGATATACCATTTTCAGTTGCCATATTAAAACCAGAGGTATAGTTAGATGAACCTCTGTATGTGTTTTCCATTGAATGGAACCAATGCTTGATGTCACTCCACGATCCAGACATGTATCCACCAGATCTGTCGAGTTTATCACCTAAGTTTGTTGTTGTGTCGTTAGAGTGCTGTGTCCTGTTAATATTCTTCCAAGGACTACCACCTCTATATCCTCCACCTACATATCCGTGTGTCCAGATTCTTGCCATTGCCCATGAACTTGCACCGTTTTCATGTGACCAATAAGCGTTAGTACCATCTGACATTAATTGTGCTTTAACAGAATAGTTTAAACTATATCTGTCAGTTGACTGGTCAGGTAAAGCACTTCCTCCTGCTCCAGCGATTGGTCCCCACTCAGTAGCACCTGTATCTTGGTTATATGAATAACCTTCAAAGGTTCTATCGGTACTATTATATCTGAATAGTCCCTCTACTGCGGTACCAGGTCTTTGACCAGTCGTACCAACTGGCATCTTAACTGCATCTGTACTAGCAATGTCTAGTGTATAAGACGGTGAGGCATCATTAATTCCTACTCGGTTATTAGTAGCATCAACGTAAAACGTACCAGAATCAAAGTTAAAGTTGCCTGACGATTCCAACTGGAACTGAGCGGTACCTCCACCTCCTGCTAGGGATACAATTTTATCAACATTTAACTGTGACATGTTTAACTTCTATCCTTCGTATTATTTATGCAGGACGGACAAGCACTACACCACGTTTGATGTATGTATCTTCATTTCCACTGTCTTGGTCGGAATGAATGACAATATGCATATCGTGGGTTTTATCAGATAATAAGTCAACTGTGTACCAAGAGTCTCCTGTTAGACTATTTGGTCCAGTGCCTCCACTACTGTCTCCTGCGATAGGAGTGAAGTTTCTAACGTATTCACTTGTGTAACTATTACCACTCCTAGAGAAGCAGTTATATCGGTTACTCATAAATCCACCAGGGTTATTACCACCAGCAGTCATTGTAGGTGTCATACCAGCAGTTGATGGACAACTGTTACCATCATTATTACTTATAGCAGTATAGTATGTGAATACATGCTGTGCGTCACCCTCACCTGAGTTGTTACGCATGATGGTTATACCATCACCAACACCTGATGATATACCTAGGAAGTTTCTACCATTAACACCATCATTTGAATAATAGTTATATAGGTTAAACTTCATTTTAACATAACGATAAGCGATTCCTCGTCTGCTAACAGTAGCATACTTATAGTCAGAACCACCAGTATTTCTATAATATCCATAGGTGCCATTATTGGCAAAATTTCCTGTAGGAGTTGAATCTCCTATATCATTTAACTGGTTACCACTTAATGCTGAGGCATTGGAGAACCATGCGTTTGCTCCTCCTCCATAGTTTGCCATAACGATATAGTATGGATGACTCTGCAATGGCACAAAGTACCTTCTTGCAGTACCATCAAGGTTCAAATAATAATTACCATCTACTGATACACCAGCATCAAATAATCCCTGCACCGAGTTAGGTGCATTTGCTTCGGATGATCCATCCATACCACCAGACTGTGCCATGAATAGTCCAGACCATGCACTACCAGTATATACCTCTAAATATTTTGTTTGAATATTGAACCTCAGCATACCAGCAACAGGAGATGATGGTCTCTCTGAAGTAGTCCCTGCTGGAATGGAGAAATTAGACAAATGAGTATTTGTCATACCACCTGCCACTCGCATATTCTCGCCAGTCTCCATCTCGATAGCGAAATTATTATCTGCTGGTGCAGTAAGATTGTTAACTTTAATAGTGCTCATCCGCCTTGACCATAGAAGAACAACCAATACATCCAGTTTTGACTGCCAGGGTTATTAATACCCCAACTACCAGACCAGTTAGGTTCTGGGAAGTTTTGGTTTGAATAGTTATTACCAGTATTACCAACCCAACAATGGTGCTCAACGTTACATCCATTAGATGCACAACCTAGAGCGTTAATCATACTCATAGTATAGTTTTCGCAGTTTGCAGGAGAGACGTGCCATGTGTTGTTGGGATTCAATTCACCAGCACTACTACCTCTATATCTATTATCTGAGTTACTTGCACTTCCTTTCAAGAAATTCATACCACTCAGTTGGGTACCACCGATATTTCCGTGGTTACCTAATCCTATATGGTCTTCAAACATCTCTTTCATGTTTCCACCTCTATTAGTGAAAACACCATTAATATATGCAACTTCAGTTGATAATGAATAAGGATCACCAGATGTTGACCATCCCTGCATTATCAATACGTCATTAACTGACCAGTTATGATAGTGTCTTGACTTAAAGTCAGCACCCATAAATCCTGACCCTGATCCAAATGTTGTTGTATTAGACCAGTTACCATACCAATTATCACTACCACCAGTATATGAACCATGGTTAGTAGTATCTGTAATAGATGCTACACCTGCCCACCACTTACTGTTAGTATCTTTGTAGAGATACATTGTCTCTACTCCACCACCATCAAAGTTACAAGAGTAGAAACCATTAGAAGGATTGGAAGTAGCAACATTTCCTAATGTAGTAAATGGAGATGCAGCACTACCATTCTCAGCAGAATATACTTTCCATGTACTACCAGTATATACTTCTACTGAATTTGTAGTTGTATTCCAACGAATATAACCTGCCTGTGGACTGCCTGGTCTTTCACCAGTTGTTCCTGTAGGTAGACGCAATGCACCAGTGCCATCATGATAAATATTCCCTTGAACATTAAATGTTTGTCCTGCGGGGATATTTGTCTGACTGATTGTAGCAGCAGTACCTGCTAATCTTGCTACTGATAACGTGCTCATTTCGTTAGTATTTTCTTCTATTTATTGTCCAAAGAAGGGAAACTCTTCAACCCATGCAGTAGCAATATATTTTGTCCCATTTAAAGGTGGATTACCTCTATGAGAATGTGTCCATGCTGTAGGTGCAATGGTGAATTTACCCTCTTCAGGTTTAATTCTTACGTGTTGATATAAAAATTCAGTCTCACCACCATCAAAATCATCATTAATGTATAATTGAGTTGTGAGTATTCTATAGGGTGTTCCTGGAGTTGCTTCATAATGCCAATTATGAAACCCTTGACCAGGTTCAGTTTTTTGTAACTTGCACATTGTATGTTGAAATTTTCTTCCAACTAATACATCATACTTCTTACCATAATCATTCAGAGCATCTTCTGTTAAGAAATTCCATGCCCTATATACTGCCCTTGATAAGTTATCATGCCAGTATTCAGGTGTTAACTCATGTACAAAAACCTGCTCATCAGAGACGGCACCTCCCTGACCAGCAGTCCTAGTTTTAGATTGTCCTTGTACGTAATTATAATATTCTATTAAATTTTCACCCTTCAAATTAGTCTGATACTCAGATATAAAATTATCATGATGAGTCACATTTAGGATCCGAGGATCCATTCCATCTTTAGTAAAACCCATAGTTTATCCACTGGTCCACCGACCATCATTAAATATTTGTAGTTTACCATTAGTTTCATTAAAACGCAACTGTCCGTCTCTATGTCCTCTTCTAGGTGCGTTAGTAAATTGAGCATTTTCAAATTCTGAATCAGTACCAGAAGGTAATGCTAGATGTGAATTCTGATTCATTAATAACTGACTGTCATCCTTAAATATCATATCTGCCTCTGCCTTTAAAGTGACAGTGAAACTAGGTGATAATCCTTCTATATTACCGACATTCAGTTTACTATTCATCTAATACTCCATGCTGCGTTGTTTTCTATGGTGACTGTAAATCCGTTGTTAATTGCTATCGGACCTGCACTCATCCCGTTAGTATATTTTGCGTCCCCGTTTGCTGAGGGTCCAATTGTAATATTTTCTGCTATTGCTGCTGCATTTGTCCTAATAATACTATCTGTTCCTACAGCAGGTCCACCACCAGAGATAGGTGACCATCCAGCACTACCAGTGCCATCATCTGCCTTGTATATTTCAGCAGAGTCATTATCTGTGTTGAATCTTATTGTACCTACACTAACACCAGTAGGTCTGTTTGCTGTTGAACCAGCAGGAATCCTTAATACACTATTGGCATTAAGGAAACTTAATGTTGAAATAATTGCTTGAGTGCTAGTGGAAATCTGATTCCCACTAATCTGGGTAATTGCCATGATACTTTATTAGATGGGGAACTCTTTGATGTGGACAACATCAGAAGCAAGTGGTGCATCAGTAAATACTACGTTTGCTCCTCCTGCGTCTACGGTATAGTTGGTACCAGCGATTTGGACAACACCATTTAGAGTAACTAATACAGAATCGTCAATGTGTGCTATACCTCCACTATATGTAGAAATTGCGAATGTTAATGTGCTACCATCACCAGTATATGTCTTAGTAATATACTTATCAGCAGCAACACCACCTCTACCAGTAACAACTAAGTCACCAGTAATTTTAACATTGCCCAAGATATTCATTCGATATCCTGTTATAGCAGCAGTACCAATACCCATATTCTGAGTGCCACTGAATGTAGCAATATCAATAATACCAGTATCAGTTAAACCAAACTCCTTCCATACTTGGTTATAGTATATCCAACCAAGAGATTTACCTGGAGTCCAGTTAATGTTATAAACTAAGTCTCCATCAGCAGGAGTAGTGTAACCAGTGATGTTAGAGAAGTCAGGTAGTCCACTTGCATCTTCTGGTGCAAGTAATGTCTGCTTGATAACTGTTCCATCTTGGTTATAGTATGAAATTTTCTTCGCTTGAATGTTATTCGTAAAGGTTGTTAGACCTTGGAATGTAACTGGACCTGCAAAGATTGATTCTAACTGGTTAGATGCACCACCAATTACGGTTAGTTTATCTGTTAATACCAATTCAGAGAAGGTTTCAATAGTAGTATTCTCTTCACCAATAACATTTAACTGTGCAATGTCTTCGTTTGTTATCTGACCTGTAACTGGGTTGATAACCTGGTTACCAATGAATAGGTCACCATTAGAGTTAAGACCAGAGTAGAAAGCAACACCTGCTTCTTCTTTAATTGACTGAGAGAATTTAACTTGGTCATTAGTTAGCGTTTCTACCTGTGTCTGCGGGAATGCAGTAGAGTAGTTACCTGGACCGAAACCAAGGTACTCAAATGTATGGTTACCAGATCTAAGTATAGAGTGTCTTCGCAATTCGCAAGGAATTGGTGCGACTGTTCCGTCGTTGTTTTCTCTGACATTAATCTTTCTGACTTCTTCATCACCAGCACGAGCAGTGACTGCAACGCTAGACAATCTTGCGTTAACTGAATCATAGTTGGGAGTTGTACCTGGTTGTGTCCATCCTGTATCTGATAATAAGAATTGAACTGCTTCCTTAGTAATAGACAGTTTAGGATCTTTTGCTGGAGTAGGTGTAGCACCATCAGTTGCATTGACTAGACCAATGGTTTGGTTGTCAGCAACAGAAATAGCAGCACCAGGATCAGCAAGTGGATTGTCTCTGTCGAATGTTGGATAGACTTCATTGACGTTCTGTGAGAACTTCCTGTCATTGAAGTTAGCAGTTGATGGAGCAATACTTGCACATAATAATGTTAAGTAGTAGATACCATCACTAACACCTCTTTCAAACTTCTGCACAATTTCCATATCATAGACATAGAAACATCTGTTTAAATTATAAGAAGTAGTATCACTATTAAGTGGTTGTAATACATAACCAGAGATAGGATCTCTTGGTAATGGATTGGTCTTATCTTTGTCTATAACATAGCGAACACGATATGTCCTGTCTGCCAAGTCTCTACTATCTGGGATACGGTTAAGGAATGTAGTAGGAGTGAAGTTAACAGTGTTGTAAGTAGTATTAGTTGAAAGCGTAGTGTAGATACCGTTGTTTGTTGCAGATACCGACAAATACCATCCACCAACACTATTGGCAACGCCATTAATTGTATAAGTTGAACTATCATATTGTAAAGGAGATCCAGCAACACCAGCATCTTTACCAGATACACTTGGACCATAAGGTGAAATACTTGCAGAGTGAGTTGTTGCAACTGCTGCACCTTGAGCAACAAGTAAGCAGTTTAGTTTATCTGCTATAGCACTGTTTCCAGTACCATCTTGTCTTGCACCGATTGTATAACCCTGTACTCTATTTGTTGGTGGTGATGCCTCTACAGTATAACCATATAGATATAGTCTTGTTCCTGGTGTACCACCCTGTCCTGCTAATGCAGCGTTAATTGTTTTAGTTCTTGGAATATCAATGTTAACCCAGTTAACTGATACTTCATCACCAAAGATGACGTTACCATTAACTGTGCCAGTATTATTAGTAGTCAGTGTAACTACTCTTGTAGATGTATTAACAGCACCTACTGTTGTACTAGCAGCAATACTTGTGCCAGTAACATTCATACCTTGAAGCACACCCTCGATGGATCCATCATTTGCGAGTGTGATTGTGTTTGCTCCACTTGCACCAGTAGCAGTTGTTGAAATAACATCAAGTGCTTTAGGTGGTACAATATGAGAGATTTCTCCTGCTTTATCTTTAGAGAATGATTTTGCTTTAAATCCAGCAGACCTAAGTGCAATACTACCAAAGTTACTGTTAGAGTTAGTAATTGACATGTCACCACCACTTTCAGCAGTGAAGTGACCTTGGAATCCAACAGCGAAAACGGAAACCGCCTGAATGAAAGCATCATTAGATGCCATAATATGTCTGTGTCCCCATCCCTTACGGTATTCAGCGAAACCGTCTAGGTGAGCACCATCTCCAGCAGTTGCTACATCATAGTTACCAGTTGATGCGTTATATCTAACGAATGCTCTATCATCTTTCTGTAGTGATAGTCCAGTAAACTGAGCAACAACCATTGATTTGAAACCAGTTGCCTTACTACCATCTGCATTCATACCATTCATACCCCACACACTTCTTAGTGATAGGTTGAAAGCATAAGGTGATGCAGAGTCAACTGTGTCAATCTCTGTCTTAACAGTTATATTAGTACCTACTGCGTTTCCTGTAGGTTCTCCTTGCATCTGATAAGTAAATACATTACCTGACGCTGATGTAACGGTGAAACTGCCGTTATACAATGAAGCATCGACTTCCGATTGTGGACCAGTTGATCCAGTAACACCAGAGATGTTAATGTTAACACCAACAGAGAATCCGTGATCTCGTGGGTTGTCGAACTCATCAACTGTAACTGCTGTTGCTGTTTGTCCATTCCTAGTAATTTGTAGGATACGATATTCATCAGAAATTGGACCAACAATTCTGTTTTCCTCAACCCTTGCCTGAATTTGGTCAGTTGATGGGTCTCCAGAGGTATCAGGAATTGTTGCGAATGCTTTAGATACTTTCTGATAGTATATCTCTAAGTCTGATCTTTCTAATATGTTTGGTACAGCAGAGTAGTCTGCATTTGGTACAGTACCACCAGAAATAAGTGTTGATAGTGTATTCAAACCATCAGCAAACTCAAAACATGTGAGTCTATGGTGTGAATACTTAGGTGCTAATGTCGTTACAGAGTCAGGTTTGAAATATACACCTTCCTCAGCACCATCAAAGAATGAGAATTGCCAGAAGTAAGTACCACCAGTTACCTTGAATATTGCTGTCCGAGGTGGAATCTGTGCTTCTGTGTTAATACCTTGTGCAGGTAATGTTGTAGGATATGGGACATACTTAGGAATAATCTTAGTACGTCTGAGGTCAGTACCAATGACTGAACAACCTCTTGGGACTATAACTCCTCCTTCAACAGAGTTATACTTATATAATACGTTATTTGGTGACGTTAAATCTAAGTTAGAGTTAGCATCAATAGGAGCAACGTTTGTGTATAAGACATCTCCTGGTCTGTTATCAATCTGATACTCAGCAGGATAGAGCATGATACTAAAAGCATCAAACTCGTCATTACTCAAACCAACTCTATATGAAAATCTTGCTACTTCTAGGAATGCCCTTTGTAGTGATTTAAAAGGACGCAACGCTGAGTTACCCCTGTTGTCAATCGCATCAGAAGCATCGAAATCATCAGGGTTGACGTATATAATACGTCCCGTACGGGACGTAATAATATTCTTTAGTCTAGTTAGTGACATTACCTATTTACTTTCTAGTTATTTATTTGGTCATCAACCACTACCACCAGCGACGGTTGCTGCTGGATCGAAGTTTCTGGTTGTGAATGCACTTGAAGCATCCTCAAATCCAACAAGAGTAGCAACGTTATTAGCAGTTGCATTCTTAACGATAAGTCTCTCGCCAGGTCCAATAACAAGTTGATTTATTTTAGCAATCGCATTGTTGCCAAGTGCTACACCAACAGCAATCCAATGCTTATCTTCTACAGCAGTTGTTGCTGTAGTGATACTAGAGATTGTACACTCTGTGCGAGCTCCAGTCCCAAGTTTAGGATTGTCTAGGAATACATGACTTGTAGTGAAGTCAATAGAGTTTTTACCCTTAACGACTTTCAATGCAGTGCCAGTATAATCTCTGACATAACCATATGCTGATGCTGTTTGAGCAGTAACAGTATAAGTTACACCATTGAATGTAAATGTATCAGTGCTGTTTGTCCAAGTTCCTTCTAAGTCATAAACATAGAATTCAGTATATTCATAAGTTGCACTAATAGTAATCAAACGGTCACTACCACCATAACTTGAGTTAGCAGCAGTACCAGTAGTACCTTCATAGAAGTACATATTGGATGGAGGTGACGCATTTGCTGACCAGTTATACTGGACATATGCTCCACTACTTCCTGCAGTACCGTTTGTTGTCTTACCAGTAGTATATTCTGTACCATCATCAGAGTTACCAGCAGTACCATCAGGTCCCCACTCACCATTAACTGTTGCAGATACATGGAAATCTTTCGATGCCATTGTTGAGTCAGCAACATTAAAACGATAAGTCCTGTCTCCAAACTGTGTAAAGGTTGTGCCTTTATACATGTCGTAAGTACCACCAGCAGTTGTCGTTGAGAATACGAAACTGTTTACTCCAGTAGCAATACCACCAGTAGAAATGGTACCTGTTGCACCACCACTTGCTGTAATACTATCACCAGCAGCATACTCGTTAGCAGATCCTGCTAGAGTTGTAGGTCCAATATAAACAATTGTACTACCAGACCCAGATGCTACTGCGTAGATGGTTGCTGTTGCAGTGTTACCACCTGACCCTTCTACGAATGATTCTCCAACTGCAAATGTACCAGATGTTGATTCTAGTGTGATTGCTCTAATCAAAAATGATTTAACGAATATCTCCGTATATGCTGGAGTGTAAAAAGACTCAAACTTAGCAGTCTTTTCATTCGTCATGTTTGTGAGGGTTGTCCCTCCAGTTAAACCAGCAGCAGTTGTAATTGCTGTTCCAACTGTAAACCTATATCCTGTAATTATATCGCCTTTATGAAGCAAATAGGTTGATGCTCCAACTGCAAGGTTTTGGTCGTAATCTTTTATGGCAACATTATATGCTGCACCCGTGCCATCGTTGGCGATTGTTAATGCAGCAGAAGCAGAAGTTGAAACATCACATTCATACAGCACAGCGTTGCTGTTCCCCTGTTTATTCTGTGCAAGTATTCCTTGATTTGCCATGAGTTTTAATAGTTATGATCCTGCGAAGAAGAATTGTTGTTGTCTAGTGCGACCAGTCAGGTTTGCTGCTCCAATACCAGCACCGAAAGTAACATCGTCTAATGTTACGTTTGAAGTTGACAGTAATGTAGCGTCTGCGTCTGGAAACTTAATTGTTCGTGGACCTGTAAGATTGCTTACATCTAACGTCGCTTGACCGTTTATATTACCAGTCTGTTTAAAGACAGGTGCATAGTGGGTCTTATTATATAAGTCATTACTACTGAGAGCAGTAATAATTGTATTCATTCCACCTGAGTTATTTAGACTATTCGTCAGAGGGAATTGGAATGTTTCATTAGATAATGAGTTTTGATTTGCAACACTAAACGTTATCTTCTTAGTTGTCGTTGTTGGGTCTTGTAAAATAAGAGTTTCTACACTCTTGTTTTGTAGAACCTGGGTTGCATCAGTACCTACTAAGGTAATAGCAAGGTCAGGCATTGTGATTGTCCTGTTTGCTGTTAATGCAGACGTATTAAAGATAGCATACTTAGTTGCAACCTCAGCGTCAGCAGCAAGTTTTAGATTAACTAATGTCTTACTGAGAAGAGTTTGCTCTGCCTTCGTATCAATTAGAGTTGAAGACGTTGCTGTTGGTTCAGCAGTTGTTGTTACTGTACCACCATCAGGTAGGAAATAAGATCGTCGAGTGCTTGAAGTAATTGCCCAGTTAATCTGGAATATTGCTTCTTCCGTACCATCAACAAGAACAAAATTATCTTCGTCTATTAAGATAGTTTTGTTTCTTAGCGTTTGTTGTGTATCATCACCAACTAGGACTGTGCCATTACCAGAAGTAATAGCAGGTAATGTCATAATTCTGGTATTAGTACCAGTACCAACATTACTTACCTCAAATCGTGCTTTCGGACCTTGAGCATCTTCCAATACGAAAGATCCATCTGCCATTACGAATTGACCAGTTACTTTAACTGCTCCTGTGCCTTTAGGTGCGAAGACTATATCAGCATTGTTAGCAGTATCATCTAGTGCAGTAATATACAATGACGAAGATTCTGAGCTATTCAGAATACGAGACATATAAAAACCACCATCACCTATGGAAATTCCCAATTGGTCATAAGCGGTCTGGTAGAAACCTGTGTCTCTGTCCAAATCAAAGGATATACCTGGAGCATCTTTAGTACCCTGAGCAACACCTTTAAAGAGTTGATTTACTTTTGCTTTTCTGTTAGGAATCAATGGGTCTGATACCACAACAGGAAGAATTGCTTCTCCTGACAGATTAGCATCCGAGATTGTTTCTAACTGTGATATCTTTTTTGTTCCCACGAATCAATACACTATTGGCTACAGGTCTATTTATACGGATAATCAATCGGTCCGTAACCGAGTAGGTGCTCATACAATCCCATTGCTTTCTGAGATTGCCCTTCATGGTATTCTACTAGTTCCCTAGCAATGGATAAAATCTCTTCATATGCCTTTCTAGCATCATAAGAGTCATCATCAATATACTCTTTCAAGCATTCAGTTATGCGTTCCTTAGGAAGTTTCGCATAATCATAATTAACTTTCACTCTTTTTTTCCTCCATAGGTTTCTGCTCAAGATCTTTAGTAGTCATTCCATGATCCACAGTATATACATCTGGATCAGCATCTGGTTCATTCAGTAGTGCTGGATTGTTCCCTTTGGTCATGGAGTTTCTTCTCTTGTTTTATACGTCTCTTTACCATCTTAGCATACTTAACATCGTCTGTCGAATACCAATCTGGATGTTCTTTGGCTCGTTTAATAATTAGTTTGGCGGCCTTCTTGTCTTTCATTTTTTAAGAATCTGTATTTATCGTATTGTTTACTATTACCTTCGATAGTTATAACAATGGTATCGATAATACGATTAAAAGATCTTGACATCTGACGATATCCACTCCCGACATACAATTGCCCTGCTACAACTGCTACTGTAGCAGTTCCCCAAAACCAATAATACCACTGTGTCTTCACCTGGTGTTTCTTTGTTCCCATAATAAAACCTCGTTTTTACATAGTATAACACATTTGTAAAGGTATTTATACCCCTTTACAGGAAGTTACGAATTTACCCTTTGTCCTGGATGTCTGACCTAAATAATGGTAGACTTAAGGAGGTAAAAGATGAATCCAAACCATCTTTATTATGGTGTTTAACGTTAACGGTATGGAGCAACAAAAAGATGCATAACGCAATTTCAAAAAACCAACTAGCAGATTGGTCATTGACCGATCATCAAGATCAACAATTAGAAGACTACTACGAATGCTTAGTTGAATGTATAGACGAGCAAAACTACTGTAAGCGAGTCTGCAAAGAAATTCTTATGTATCCAACGTAAAGTCAAAAAAACAGTCACGTAAAAACCCCCTGTAAAGGGGGTTTTTTTATGAGTCTGATGGATTAAATACTGTCCTGTCCCAAATACCTTTAGCGTGACCATTATGTTCAATTAATTTCTGTGCCCATATCCTATCTTCCAGAGTCACCTCTCTATTCAATCGGGTCTTACACGCAATAACCGTCAATCTTAATCTATAATCTTTACTTAGCATGACGAGTCTTATTCGAGATTATAATGCAGTCATTTTCATAATCTGCTTTAAAATCTAAGACATCATCGTGATCCCAACATAACTCACCATATAATGCGTTGAGTGTAGCCATGTCTTCATACAAATCAGTTGGTTGCTCTTGCATCACTTGGTTTTTACCTCGTATTCGATAATAATTTTCTTAGAACTTCTTCCCACTGAATTTAGTGTTTGAGTCCTCTCCATTGTACCGCCTAATTCACCAGTGATACATAGCAATTCTGCTATCAAGTCACCTTCATCTTTAGTTTGAGTCATAGTCTAGGAATGTATGTACGAACTTTATCTGGTATAAGTGGAAGTACTTCACTTTCAACTTTATCGACAATTTTATCGACGATACTTATATCTATATCCATAAATGGAGGGATAATTCCAAGTAATCGTAGAGTGCCATCAAGAAACAATGCCAGGCATGTAAATCCAAGAATCATGGAAATGATAGTAGCATCTCTATTATGCTTACGCATTGACGCTTCATCAATTGCCCGTGCTTCTTCAAGTGCATCTGCTATAAGTTGATCAACTTGCTCCTTAGTATAGGTAAGTTGAGGAACGATCTCACGGATCTTATCTTCAGACATGGTAATCACAAGTTAGAGCAACAATGCTCCTATCACGAATCCTTTACCAAAGGATAACACGAGCATTTGGTAGTCTGTTAGATTGAATTTATCTTGGAGTTTCTTCGCTAAATTGCGATCCCAAGCAACAACCTTATCGAAATACTTTTTAATCATAGCATACCTGTCAAGTTTTAGGGTGGTTAAAGTTTTCTGATCCACCTCCCGCCCAAGGCGAGTGCTTCTCAGTAGCTAATCTATACATTTTTTCATGCATAGTTATATTATCTGCAATCTCTTCTTCTGGTCTTGGATTTTCGTTTGGGTCTGTCGCTATTGGCATTGTATCATGTGGATGGGGTACGTCGTCAAACCAGGTATCTAGCGGTAACCTGTGTAACGGTTTCTTCATTTTTTATTAGATTTCCATTTTCCTGTTCTTTTATCTAGTGTTCTAACTTCTCCTTTACGCAATGGTTTTTGTGCTTTCGTGACACGAATATCTCCTCTTGCCAACATTCTCTCTTTAGCAGCTAGAGCATCTTTGGTAAAATCTTTCCACCTTTTACCATGTGTTAACTGAAGTTTTCTGTCAGCAACGGCCTTCGTGTTTTCAGCACGTTTCTGCTCATCAGATTTTTCATTGATGTTTTGCATTGAATTCCTTAAATGAGGATTGACAATCAGGTGGTTCTGGATATGAATATCCTTTAATTTTCATCCATTTGTTATGCATTGCACCTAATATCCAAGATTGAGATAGACTCTTAGGTCCATTCTCTAACAACTCAAGTTGCTTCTTGTTACTTGTGTATGCTTTGTATTCTTCTCTCCAGTTGGAGTCATCGAAGTCTGTCATTTTTTATAATGATATGAAGGTTTGTTGGTTTTGCCTAGTTTACCACTGCGTACCTTAGTACCAGAGGTCTCACCATCACCTTTAGGGTGTTTGCCAGCAGCAGATTTTCCTAAATTAACGGATTTTCCTGGTTTCTTAGACTCAGTATCGTGCAATCTTGCTGGTTTACTCTTGTCTTTGGTTATCACGGATTCTTGACCGTGTTTGCGTCCTAGACGACGCATTGTTTTCCCAAATCTACGTTTAGACATTTTATCAGGTTTTGATGTCTGATAGGAAACCTCTCGGCCAGTTTGTCCACTGCCATACTTGTATTCCCCAACACCTTTCTTGTACCCGATACCCTTCTTCTTTAGATCTTTTTCAAGACCCTTTCTCTTACTACGATTTCCAGACTCACTATCTCCACGGTCAGCAGAAATATTCCCAGTTACCTGAGTTTTAGATTTCTTAAGCATCCTAGCAGTAGGATTCCCTTCCATGAATTGCTTGTAAGTCTTCATTGATCCTTAGTATCTTCCGTATTATTTAGTTGCTTCATTACTTCCTTATGATGTTCGGAAGCTCTCTTAATAGAATCATAGTATCTTTCTAGTTGCTCTTTCTTTTCTTCTGGTGTTAGCATTACCATTTTCCGATAGGACAGTGCATTGACGGAATTCTGACCTTGATCGGCATAATACACCCACATTGACTGCAAATACTCAGTCTTTGTAGGTGCTCACACTTCTGGCATATCCCCATCCTAGTATTTGCTTGTCTAGGAGCAGGTCTATTACTTAAAAAGTCTTTAATTTCGTCCATTTAAGCGTTTGATCATCATTTTCGTCGATTTCCTGATTTGACGCAATCGTGCAGAGGCAGCTTTACTCTTCCAGTTGCGTCCCCTTTTCCTCGGTGTTTCGTGTTTCTTGAGCAGCATCGACCTTTGCATCATCAGGTGTACTATTTAGGTATCCTTGCTTAAAATCTTCGACTTGACTTAAGACCTCTGGATCCACTGGTGGACCTGATTGTACTACAGGACATAAGAGAGCAGTTGCACCATCAGGACGTTTAATCCTAAAAACCGTCCGATTTCTTTCACACATCGTAAGAAGGAAACTTAGGTTAGATGAAGCTTCTG